CCATGCCAGACCTGCAATGAAACGTTCAATCTCAACATTGTGTTTGACTACGCAACTTTTTTCGCAACAGGCTCTTGACGCTATCTGACGAGCAGATTGGCGACCTACTAGAAAACTACGATCGCCAGTCAAGAGCCATCAAGGACGACGCCATCAGGCTAGTATGGTGGATGAGAGGTGGTATCAGCTATGAGGATGCCATGACCCTGAGCCTTGACGAAAAAACAATGATCAATGATTTGATAAAAGAAAACATGGAAACTACCAAGAAGTCAGGCATGCCATTCTTCTGATCTTTCCTTACCATTCGAGAACTGCTTCGCAGTTCTATTGATTTCGCTTTGCTCATCAATGTTTTTCTTCTTCTATAATGATTTCTAAGTGCGAAGCACGAATACGTATCATCTAGATAAATCAGCCATAATTCACCCGTTGCCGGGCAAATTATGGACTGCGCATCATCTGAGTGGCACAACCACTAGTCTAAAGAGATTTGTGTTTTCACACAGCGGAGGCGGTTGACCGGTACCCCCTACTCTAGCATTCGTTCTAATCAACGGAACCTTCATATACCGGACTAGCGAGTATATTCCAGCTGTGGTTGCATCTTTTTCGCAGAGCCACGACCATTCAAACCTTAAGTAAGTTCTTTCCTTGCAACGCACCAGTATCTGACGGCACAGCACGACCTGTACAGCCTCAAGGTGGGTCTAGCAGCCTAGACCAAACAGAGTTGCTATGTTATGTGATTACTTGCACAAGTCGCGAACTGCGACTGTGTTTACATCCCAGAATTGTTCATATTCCATGATAGCCCATGAGCCATGCTTTGTGGAGCCATAAATGAGATGGTTTTTCAGCGTGAGAGACTTTGTGTCGGGGGGAAGTTGTACGGCAACGAACGTGCCTTTGCGGTTGAATTTCATGAACAGGATATTGAAGTCGCCTTCGTCTGCCACATCCATGGTTTGGTCGATCCACTCATCCAGTTGCTTGCATGAGCCCTGGAACAGTTGGTGGAACGGAAAGTCCTTGTAGCTTTTGCACTCAGCGTTGAATCGCGGAAAGCTCTGCCCGGGGATGATGTCGCCTTTGAAACTGCGAATCTGCCCTTCGTGCAACACTTCTTTGCGATGTGCGTTGGTACCGCCAATGTAAGCACCTGAGTGGGGAACACGGATAAACTTCTCGCCGTAGAGAGCTGTAAGGTGTTCTGCCACCTTGCGTTCCCATGCGTTACCTTTTGCTTTTGCTGGACTTGTCATACTGTTACTATAGTTACCTGTTTTGCCAGCAGACTTAAAATTCACGTTTCGACTCGTTTTTACAGCAGAAGGTTGGGGTGTAGTTGTGTCCATGGTCCTGTATTTCTCGGCGTTAAAATGCAATTTCTTGCCGAAATTGATGGTCAAAAGCAGTGATAGCGGCACGGGTAGAACAGTTTCTTGTGCATACTTTGTGCGGCTCTTGGCTCCATTTTTCGGCAATATTGATGTATGTAGGGTCGTTTTGGGCCCAGTCCAGCAGTTCTGTGCTACGGAAAATCTCCGCACCAAAGAAACAGCAGGGCAACACATGCCCTGTGGCCGACACATAAAGGCTGCGCTCAGCAGCCGCATGGCACAGCACAGGCCCTGTGGGCTGGGTGGTTGGGTGATAGGTTGTGGGCTGTTTCAAGAACTCCACAGGGCGTTCCTGGAACCTGTTGCTGACCTTGGTGCGGAAATGCGTGAAGCCCATGCTTCGTGCTTGTTCCTTGCACAGCTCAACGTCTTGTTCGTTGTGTTCAAACACCAGCATGTCCCACTGTGCATGCCCGCCACCACGTATGTAGCTTTCAACGTTCATCATCAGCCTGTGCCACTGCACACCCACCCTGTAGACAGCATTGGTAGCTGCCATGCCGTCTATGCTGAACACCACATAGTCACGAGGCAATCTAAACAGATCCGCCACTTCCAGCCAAAAACGTGTGTCACGTAGGCCACCATTGGTGTTCATGCCCAGGGTTATGCCAGGATTGATACTGCGGAACCAGCGAAACATGTCCAGGCATTCTTTGGCCGCCGCTGGATCACCAAATGTGCCACAGGCAAACACCTTGTCCAGCTGGCGCACAAAGTCTTGCGAAAACATGGCCTTGAGTTTGTCAACTGTGAGCTCGTGATCCTGCGAGTAGCCAGAGTCTGGATCTGTGCGGTCGCACTGCGGGCACATGGCATTGCATCGTGTGGTCATCTCAAGATGCAACACACGGCAGTTGTCTCGCTCAAACGGTGTCTGTGTCTGTGCCATACGAAGTGAAACCATTTTCTTTTGTGACTGTGAGAATGTTGTTGACCCTGCTACTTAGCTCGTCCTTGTGCGAAACCAGCCACACAGATTTGTTACGGTCTCGGCTCATCTTCTTGAGGATGGCCAGTGCAGATTCCACACCTGATGCATCCATGCCTGAGTCTACCACTTCGTCAATAAACATCAAGTTGATGGGCTGGTACAGACTTTCCCACACGTCACGGAACGCCCAGCTGAGACTCAGGATCAGTCTGTTGCGTTCACCACGTGACAGATTGTCAAAGTCCAGTTCACGGCCCAGCTCAGTGATGTTCACAGTGAGATCGTTTTGGAACAGCACAGTGTGTGGCAGACCAATCTTGTCTAGATAATAGCCCAGTCGTTGATTCAAGTAGGCCAAGTTCTGATCAATGATGCGTTTGCGAACAAACGAGTCCTTGCTGGTCAACAGCTTGAGCAAGAAGTCCTGATGGTCACGCAGGCTGATCAGTCGATTCATTTCATCATAGCTGATCTCTTCCACGGCCTTGACCTGCATGTCCTGTATCTGTTCAGCATAGGGATCCTGCTCGTCGTTCTTGGCCACCAGCTGGCTGAGTATGTTGCCCAGACTGGCACGATGCTCAAACGCATCTGACTCTTTGTCATAGAACGTGCTGGGACGACTGCCCAGCTGGCCCAGCTCAGTCAGTGCATTGGTATTTTCAATCCACTGTGTGTTGGCGCTCAAGGCAGTGAGTGCAGTTTCTTGCAGTTCTTTTTTCTTCTTGGTCAACAGCTCTTCGTGATTGTTGTCATGCAGATCCTGTCCACAGGCATGGCACTTGTGATCTTCCAAGCTGGCGATGTCAGCTTTGAGACGCTCCATGGCCTTGTGTTCACGATCTTCGTCACGCTGATTCTGTGCAATGTACTTGTTGAGCTCGTCGATGGCCTGCTTTTTGCGAGCATACTCTGCCAGGGCCTTGTGTGCATCCAGTTCAGCTTCAACATCCAGCTCGGCTAGACTGTCATAGGCTTTTTGTAGCTTGCCAAGGTCTTCGTCTTTTTTGGCCAGCCACATGCTTTGTCTGCGCATGAGATTGGCCACTTGTTCTTTCATGCGCTCGTTGGCTTCTTGCACGGCCTTGATGCGGAACTCTTCTTTGGTCACAGCATCTTTGGTCAGCTTCATCTGCTCTTTGAGGCTTTCGGCTTTTTCTGATAGCTGTGTGACGCCCAGCAGTTGTTCAATCATGGTGCGCTGATCAGCGGCTTTCAAGCTCAAGAACGGCTCTGTATAGGTGTTCAAAGCAACCACGTGCTTGAACATGTCGTGGCTCATGCCCAGCATGCGCTCGATGTTGGCCTGTGTTTCTCTTGAGTCGCCTTGGCTTTCGTCTTTGACTTCCTGCTCCTCACCACCCACATAGAACTTGACAAAGTTGGGCTTGCGCCCACGCTCAATCTTGTAGCTCACACCGTTGTTTTCAAACTCTACTGTCACAGCCATGCCCTTGGCATTGGTCTTGTTGATGAGGTTTTCCTTGCGGATGTTGGTGAGTGCCTGCCCGTACAGTCCAAAACTCAAGGCATTGATGATGGTGGTCTTGCCTGTGCCGTTTCTGGCACCTGTATCGTCGCCGCCTAGGTCCAAGTTCTGGCCCAGCACCAGGGTAAGGTCATTGCGATCAAATCGCACTGCCTGCGTGGCATTGCCCACGCTCATGAAGTTTTTAACTGTAAGGTCTTTGATTTTGAACATCAGCAGTTCCTGTAAATTTCCAGCAATAGGTTACGATTGTAGTGCTCGCTAGAGATAGCATTGATTTGGTTCTGCACGATGGTGTCCACGCTTTCAAACTTGATCTCACCAATGGCCACACCTTCATTGGTGTCCACTTCCTTCTTGGCTATCAAGCTGAGTTCTCTCAGCTGATAGGTTTCCATGAAAGTTTCTTTGATGAAGTTGGCTTCTTCATAGCTGAGATCCACGTCGATGTTGATACGACAGTGCATGCGAGGTTTGAGCAGGGTGGCCGCATGATCAATGACACTGCTCAGGCTCATCACACGATAAGTGGGCTGATCGGGCCAGGTATGATACACAGGCTCCTTGTCCCATTCCAGGATCATGAGTCCGCGATCATCATCGCCGTCATCAGCATAGTTGTGTGGAAAAGCATTGCCAATATAGGTCACGTTGCCCTGTGTCTGGCGCTTGTGGAAATGTCCTGTGAACACTTTTTCAAAGCCCACAAGATCTTCTCGTTTGGCTTCGCCTGTGTCAGGCATGGCCACCATGGCATTCATGAAGTAGCCAGGCAGTTCAAAGTGTCCAAAACAGTACTTGCCTTTTTTCTTGGCCAGCTTTTTGTGATCGTCGCCTACGAGCCACGGAGCAAACGTAACACCCCCTTCACTGAACCAATCATTGATCAAGTGTACATTGGGTAAGTGTCTCGCCCATTCAACGCTTTGCACATCACGCTTGTCTTTGTAGTAAAGATCGTGATTGCCTGCGATAAAGAATACCTGATCAAAGTTCTTGCTCAGGTGCTCAATGGCCCGTAGGCTATAGTTCAGCGTGAGGATGTTGATGGCTGCTCGGTTGTTGTGCCAGTCGCCCAGCATGAAACAGCTTTCGCATCCTTCAGCTTTGGCCTTGGTGGTTGCCCACTCAACAAATGCCAAGCAGTCCTCGTTGTGAGTCACGCTGTTGGATTTGAGTCCAAAATGTATGTCGGTAAAGACCGCGGCCTTCTTGAATAAATTGCTCATGACTTCCTATTGTATAGAAAAACCAAACGGAAAACAACGACTGTGATTGTCGAAATCAGCTTTCGCTACCACCGTCACTGCCACCACCTGAATGCATGCTGTTGGCCAGCTGGCGTGTGTAGCTGGGGTTGAGGTTGTTCATCTGCAGGATATCGTCACGCAGATTCTGGTTGCGCTTTTCGATATTGAGCACACGAGTGAATGAGTTGGTAATGGCCGCTGTGTAGTAGGCAAAAGGGTTGGCACTCTTGCTCTCATCAAACTGCAAGCCAATCTGCGACAGTTGTAGCAGTGCTTGACTGCGCATTTCGTCGTTGTAGGTATAACCACGCCAGTTGCTACGTGTGGCATAGCGTTCGCACAGCTTCATGAACATGTGTGCCAGCTTATTGGTCATGGTTCCGTGTTCTCGGCTGAAATGCCCATTGCTGGGACTGCCCATCCAGTGGCTGATGCCCACTACCACTTGTGTTTGTGTGCCTTCTTCGTCTTTTTCCAGCTTCACATGCTGGAATGGCGGAAAGTTCACCTTGACATACTTGGTGGGCTTGGCTGCCACAGGCTCAGCATCGGCGTCATATTCAGTTTCAGGCAGTTCTTCTTCTTCAACAACAGGTACGATCTTGCCCCCACGCTTTTTGACTGCCAGCTTTGGATCCTGGATGGGCACATGTTCCCAAGTCATTATGCGGAACACCAGATCGGATTCGGGGATTTTGGTGTGCTTTACTTCAAATTCTTCCAGCTTGCGCTTGATACCGTCTGCGGCCAGTGCGGCTTCGTGTGCCTGCTTGGTAAGGCGTTCAGCGCGGTTCTTTTTGGCTTCGGTAATGTCTTTTTTGGTGATCTTGCGTCCATCTGTGATGATCAGGTCATACACATGATCGTCTTCGTTGGCATACCAGCAGTAGGTATTCTTGCTTTTGTGAATCTCTTTAAGAATGTCTTTGTTGTTGAGATAATTGTGTTTCATGGGGTGCAGGATCCTTTATATAAAGCTACCACTTATTTTAGCGGATAAATATTGAAAGAGCAAGAGGAATTTGACTTATGGCAGCATTACCCAGCGGATTAGTACCAGGAGGCGGACAAGCATTGACAGATCTGTCAATAGCCAAGTCTGGCCTTGGCATGTCATATGGCAACAGTCGGGCCGCAAACAATGTGACTCCACAAACAGATTGGCGTGTGCGCATTACATTGCCTCCACAGTCATATTTTGCATTCAGGAACGTGGCCCAGAAAAACGGCGGATTCAACATGCCGCTGACCACCAAGACAGCCTACTACGACGGAGTGATATTTCCCTACACTCCCAGCATAACCATAACGCACAATGCCAGGTATTCGGAAGCGGCACTCACGCATAGCAATTACAAGTCCTATTTTTATGAAGGCAGTGATATTGGTCCAATATCTATCTCCGGTGTATTTACCTGTCAAAATCAAAGCGAAGCAATATATGTCATGAGCTGTATACAGTTCCTGCGTGCCTGTACCAAGATGCGATTTGGTGGCGGAGATCTGCTGACCACAGGACTGAGTACCAGCTTTACCGGAGCCGGTGCTCCGCCCACACTGGTCAGGCTCATGGGCTATGGTGACAACTATCTACCAGGCCCCAGCTGTGTGGTCACTTCTGTGTCACACCAGATGCCTGACGACGTGGACTACATACCCTATGAGTACAATGGATGGAAAGGCTGGATGCCCACACACAGCACCATCACTGTGAACCTGCAGCCAGTTGTGAGCCGTCGTACACAGAGCAATTTCAACCTTGACGCCTATGCCGCTGGTGCTTATGTGAATTCATATCCTGGCACAACCAATTCCGCTGTGGCTGGTATTCCAATTCCAGGCATAGGCACTGCGCTGGATGCAACAGGTGTTACCAAACCGTCAGGACTACTATAATGGCCGCAGTTACTTACAGTCGTACCAGCCCGTACTTTACCACCAATGCCAATGGCACCTATCTTGACCTCATGAACTATCGCAAGATCCTGTTTAGGGTAGACGATGCCACTTACACTGTGGAAAAAACATTTGAGTACAGGCCCGATCTGCTGGCATTCAGCATCTACAACAATGCATCGCTGTGGTGGGTGTTCCAGGCACGTAATCCCAATGTGATCACAGACCCCATTGGTGATTTTGTTGCAGGTACTGTGATAAGGATACCCAAGCTACAGGATCTACAATCTCAACTAGGACTCTAAGCGAATGGCAGATCCAGATTCAGCAGGACAAGAAAATTCATTTACCACCGCACTGATTGATGCATTCAACACAGTGACCGGTGGGCCCAATGTTGGGCTGTTTGGCACTGTGGTACCCAATCCCTTAGATCAGTACGAAAGCTATACCTATGGCCTGACCATGAGCATGCTGGGTCGCGAAGAGTATGCCAATTTCATAGCTGCCGGCATTGGCTTTTCCTTGCCCAATGTGATGATAGCCGCAGGCGGGTCGTCAGTCAAGCGTCATCCGCTGTGGAAAGAAAATTTCTTTTTTGAAAACTTCAAAATGACCACTGTGGTGGGCCTGCATGACACCAGCCATGGCGTCAATGCTATCGACATCACGTTTGACATCATTGAGCCCTACGGACTGTCGTTTCTGGATCGACTGGTGCAGACAGCATCCATGATGGGCATACCTGACTACATATCTGCGGTGTATCTCCTGCAGATAGATTTCTTTGATTCTGTCAAAGGACTGCTGATCGAGCATCGCAAGATGATTCCTTTCAAGTTCATTGACATGCGCATCAAGGTCACACAAAAAGGCAGCACCTATTCATGTGCAGGCTTTCCCTATCAGCAGACTGCATACACTGCCATGGACGGATCCACACAGGCCAGGGTAGAAGTCAGTGCCAGCACACTGAGTGAATTTTTCAAAGCCAGTGGCAGCGTTCCTGCACCCATCGTGCAGGCAGCCAATGATGCATTCAGAGCCGACAGCAACAAGTTCAATGGCGTCAACAACCCCAGCCTGCCTGCCAATGCTCCTGCTGTGCGGGTGGAAAACAACAAAAGCGGCACAGGTGCCAGTTCTGAAAACTACTACAAGGTGTCCAGCTATGTGGATGCAGTGAATGGTTACAACAAAACCCTGGCTGATCTCAAAGCAGTCAAAGGCTACACAGAAATACAAGTGATTTTTGATCAAGAGATCTTGGCCAAAGAACAGCTCAAGCTGATACAGGAGCCGGTGGGACAAACACCCATGGCTGATTCCACGAAAGTCAAACCGGGAGACAAAGCCAAGAAAGCCAAGTCCACTGATCAAGGCGCCAGATATTCAAGGCAGATTGATGTGGGTACCAAGGTCACAGACGTGATCAACCAGGCCATGAAAGCATCTGAGTATATGCGTAGCCAGATCACTTTGCCCACCACAGGTGACAGCAAGAATCAAACAGCCGCTGAAACACAAAGACTGTTGGGTGCAGGCGCAGGCACACCCACCAAGCTGTGGAAGATAACCACACAGACTGAACTGAAAGAATGGGACTCATCAAACAATTTTTGGTTCTACAAGATCACTTATTTTGTGCAACCCTACAAGGCCTACAGCACAGTGCATCCTTTCCTACCCAAGGCCGGGCCCAGTCTCAATGACTGTGTGAAAAGATACGACTACATCTACACTGGCAAAAACACTTCTATCTTGGACCTGAACATAGAATTCAACTATGCTTATTTTACCAAGTTCACTGCCTGGCAAGACAGTGTGGTAGGATCCAACAACAGAAATCTACCTGTGAAAGAAGGTGCCAACGGTGGTGCCGCACAGGAAGATTTCACTGCCACAAAAAATTCTGTACTCAAAGCAGTGACCAGAGGTGCAGTGACACTGGGTGACAATCCCATAGGTACTCCTGGAAAAACCACATATTTCAACAACAACGGTGTTACCACAGCAACCACTAGACCGGTCGTGGGCGAAGCGTCGTCGGCAGGCACTGGTGCTGACGTGGGAGATCGTGTGTCACAGGCAGTGGAAAGTGCCTGGCAAGGCCTGTATTCCAGTTCCATTGGCGACATGCTGAACATCAAGCTGAAGATCATTGGAGATCCCACCTGGATCAAACAAGACGACATGGTACTGAGCGTTTCACAGGCATCGGCCAACGGCGGCAATGCAATAGACACAGCCAAATCAGTGATCAGCAACGGACTCAACAAGGCAGGCAGCTTGGTGTTTGACAGCGGAGAAATCTTGGTCTGGATCAACTTCAAGATACCTGCAGACATTGACGAAAACACCGGCGGCATGACCACAAGCTGGCAACTGAACGGCGAAAGCAGATTCACTGGCGTGTACAAGTGCATGACCATTGACAATGTGTTTGAAAATGGCCAGTTCACTCAAAACCTGGACTTGATCAGGATCTTGAACCAGTCTGCGGACTCGCCCACACTGCTGAACAACGACGCAGGAGTCACGCCCATAGCACCAACTGCCAATGGCGCCACAGCAGTGGCATCAGCCGAAACCGGCCCTGACACAGCATAATCAACAAGGACAATCAAACATGGGTGCATACAACAACGTACTAGGAAAAGACATTCCAGACTGGACCAACACTGCCAAGGCAGTGCGAGGAACCAAACTGCATCACGGTACCTATATTGGCGTGGTCAAGAATGTGCTGGATCCCAACAACCTGGGCAGACTACAGGTATGGATATCTGAACTGGGCGGCAATGCCGACGACACCAATGGCTGGATCAGTGTGCGATATGCCAGCCCGTTCCTGGGCAGTACCAACACACAAGGCAGCGATCTTACCAGCAAGAACAAAAGCGAAAAGTTCAGCCAGGTCAGCCAGACCTATGGCATGTGGATGGTGCCACCCGATGTCAACAACAAGGTGCTGGTGACCTTTGCCAACGGCGACCCAAACAAGGGTTTTTGGTTTGCCTGTATCTTTGACAGAGAAAATCACTGGGCTATTCCAGGCAACGCAGGTGGCAATCCTGGCACTGACTTCAACCCAGCCAACATCGAAGACGCTGACGTGAGATCCGCAGTGAAGAAACTGGGTGCAGAAGCCAACTTGCCCTTGGCCGAATACAATCGCTATGACGATGGAACCAATCCGCTCAAGGTGGTGAATGAAACACTGGCTGCCAGCTATATCAATCAAGGTCTTGCCAAAGATCCTGTGCGTGGCCCAGGACGTAGCAGTAGCCAGCGAGACATGCCCAGCGCAGTGTTTGGATTCAGCACTCCAGGCCGTCCACTGGCTGATCCTGCAATCACCGGCATACAAACAGAAAAAACCTACACACGACGCGGCGGCCACAGCTTTACCATGGACGATGGCGAAGCACTCACAGGCGCTGGACAAGGCATTAGACTGCGCACAGCCAGCGGACATCAGATACTCATGGATGACGCAGAAGGCACCTTGTACATCAACAACAGAGACGGCAGTTGCTTTCTTGAAATGAGCAGTTCAGGACACCTCAGCATCTATGCTGGCGGTGGCATAAACATACGCAGTCGCGGAGACTTCAACCTGCACTCAGATGGCAGCATCAATTTCCATGCTACCAAAGACTTCAATCTGCGCAGTGAACAGAAAGTATTGATCGAAGGGGTGGACACAGTGGGTGTCACAGGCGGCAACGAGCTGGGCCTGTTTGGAGACAAGGCACTGAACCTGATGACACAAAAAGGATCCATCACGCTGAGTGTGTCCAAGATGAAAACATTCCAAAGCGGCATCACCATGACAGCAGGTGGTGATATCTATGTGAACGCCAATGGAGAATTTGCCTTGCAAGAACCCAAAGGCAAAAAAGCCAACACAGTGCCCAAACCACCACCAGGTATAACCACCTACAACAACAACGACACGTCTTTGCTGGGCAAGCAGTGGACCGAGCAGAAGATGGCTGTGGAATCTATCGTGCCTATCATGCCCACACACGAGCCGTGGGATCGTCAGGGCTGGAACAGCATCACACGTTCTCAATCCACCATCAATGGATCAGCGCCTGGGCAGGATTATGTTTCAGGTGGCGCACCAGCACCTATAGTATTAAACAAAGAGGTACTGACAGGTCTTCAACTGGGTGCAACCAACGAGCACAATATCATTATGAATCCGCCATTAGCGTCATTTGTGGGAGTACAACAAGCACTGCAAACAACACCGCCTATGGTACCAATGGCCAGTGCGTTTACTGGATCCAGTGCGCCCAATGGTCGCCCTATCGCCAACAACAAAATAGGGGGAGCATAATCAATGTCACTGACAGCAAGAAACGTGAGTTCAATCAAAGCAGGGCTGGCACTGTTGAGCAGTGGCGGTGACCCCCAGCGCCTGGGCACAGACTACAGCCAAATGACGCCAGACATGCGAGCTGGTCGCTATGCATTTACCGCACAGCATCTTGAGCAGGCCGGCTACTACAAGCCCGGCTATGCCATGCAGTATGGAAATCAGTCGGCCTATCGCCAGGATGTGTGGACCAAAAAAGACGGCATATTCACCATGCGACAGTTCCTGAACTCCGCTGGTGTACAAGAACAGATGATGCAGTCGTTGTTGGAAAAAAATTACAAAGCACTGATTGCCGCAGGAGTCATGGGAGAAACCAGCCCGGCATCACATCAGGCTGGCATGCTGTTTGCCACTCACCTGCTGGGTGTGGACGGAGCAGTGAGCTGGGCAGCCAGTGGAGTTGGCAGAGATGCCCTGGGAAACAAAGCAACAGACTACTACGCACAAGGGCACTACATGGTTGCCAACAACATAGCGTACTAAAGGACAACTATCATGACAGCTATCTACAGAGGTTTCAGCACACACAATCGGAGAAAGAGATTCACGCTTACTGACTTTGATCTGGTCAAGCAGGATATCTTCAACCACTTCAACATCAAAAAAGGCGAAAAGCTCATGCAACCCAACTTTGGAACTGAAATCTGGGACGTGATGTTTGACCCACTGGATGCCAATCTTGAAGAAGCTTTCATGCATGAGATCAAAACAGTGTGCGGTGCTGATCCACGTGTGACTGTGCAGAATGTACAGCTGACCAAGTATGATTATGGACTTGAAGTCAACATCACCCTGATACTGACCACACAGAACTATCTAGACGTGATGAAGATGCGATTTGACGAAAACAGCAAGACTCTGTCGTTGGCCTGATAAAAAGCACACATTATCTTTTCGGTAAATAGTTAAACTGGGAAACAAAACACATGGCCGCTACAACTAGACAGACTAACCTGCTCGTCCAACAAGATTGGACCAAGGTCTATCAGAGTTTCCAAAACGCTGATTTCCAGAGCTACGACTTTGAAACACTGCGCAAATCAATGATTGACTATTTGCGCACCTATTACCCAGAAGATTTCAACGATTTTATCGAATCCAGCGAATACGTTGCGCTGATTGACCTTATTGCGTTCCTGGGCCAGAGCTTGGCTTTCCGCACAGATTTGAATGCTCGTGAAAACTTCCTGGACACAGCCGAACGCCGTGATTCAGTGCTCAAGCTGGCCAGATTGGTCAGCTATGTGCCCAAGCGCACCACTGCTGCCAGTGGCGTGTTGCGCATTGACTCAGTCAGCACCACAGAAGCACTGGTTGACAGCAACGACGTGAGCTTGACCAACACACAGATTTTCTGGAACGACGCCAGCAATGAAAATTGGCTGGAACAGATGAGCATCATCTTCAATGCGTCTTTTATCGACACAGAAATTGTGGGCAAGCCCGGCAATTCGCAAAAGGTTGGACTGCTGACTGTGGACGAATACAGCGTCAACATCATCAACACAGTGGTTCCCACCTACACCTATTCATCCACTGTTGAAGGCCTGCAGATGGGCTTTGAAGTGGTCAGCCCTACCACGCTGGGCAAGACCTACATATACGAAAAAGATCCACAGCCCTTGGGCGTGTTCAACATACTGTATCAGAACGACAATCTGGGCAATGGCAGCACCAACACCGGCTGGTTCCTGTATTTCAAGCAAGGCGCACTGACCACACTGGACTTTACCTTGGATCAGCAGTTGCCCAATCGCACAGTGAGTGTCAACGTGGACAACATCAATAATGATGATGTGTGGTTGTATCAGCTGGACAACAACGGCAACTATCAAAAGCTATGGACCAAGGTAGAAAACGTGGCCGGCACCAATGTTATCTACAATCAAAACAATGCAGTGATACGCACCTTGTATCAGGTCAACAGTCGCACCAATGATCAAATTGATCTGGTGTTTGGCGACGGTGCTTTTTCTGAAATACCTTCGGGTCGTTTCAGGCTCTACTACAGAGTCAGCAATGGCTTGCAATATCGTATCGCTCCCAGCGAAATGAAAAACATCGTGGTGCCCATCACCTATGTGAGTCGCACCAATCGCACAGAAACACTGACCATACGTGCCAGCCTTTACTCTGCGGTGGACAATGCATCCACACGTGAGGCCATCACTGACATCAAGCAAAAAGCACCACAACAGTACTACACACAGGATCGCATGATCACTGGCGAAGACTACAACGTGTTGCCGTTTACCAAGTTCAACAGTGTGCTCAAGATCAAGAGCACCAACAGATCCAGCTCGGGCATCTCACGATACCTGGACGTGATTGATGTCACTGGAAAATATTCCAGTACCAATATTTTTGCCGACGATGGACTGCTGTACAGCAAAGAAACCATTGACAGCTTGACATTTGTTCCACAAGCATCAGGCGATGTGGTAGGACAACTCAACGATGTGGTCAACAATCAACTGCTAGGAACCACTGGGCAGTATGTGCCATTCACACAGTTTGTGTATCAGAAGTTCCGCCGCTTTACCACACGTGACACCGACGTCAACGGCAGCTTGTTTGACTGTGCCTGGCAACAGATGACCTTGAGTACCAATCAAAGCACAGGCTTTTTCACACTGTCAAGCACTTACTTGGCTTCTATCAATTCACTCACAGGCATGCAGGACACAGGTGTGTTGGCTACACCGGCTCTCAAAGTTGGCACAGCCAGCTCCAATGCCTTGCGTTTTGTGGTGCCAGGTGCTATTATCAAATTCCGTGCCAGTGTGTCCAACAGTACAGATCCTCACTACTTCAACAGCCTGGGACAGATCATGCCTGGTACACCAATGACCACTGGTGACAGCATATATCTCTATGCCACCATTGCCAACATCAACGGCGACGGCACAGGAACAGACACTGGCACAGGAGTACTTACAACTGCCAGTGTTGGACCTATCACGCTCAGTACATTTGTGCCCACTGGTGCCTACATAGAACAGATCATTCCCAAGATACACAATGTGATTCCTACCACACTGTTGACTTCGGCTGTGACCTTGGTCAACGGCAAGAAAAACTTTGGCTTGCGCTACGATGAAGTGAATCAGACCTGGAATCTGATCCAGCCACAGAACTTGAAGATTTCACAAGATACTTCAACCATCATCAATGCTGCCGGAGTCAATGCACAGTATTCAGAATCTTACGCAGGCGACACCACCAGTGCCAGTCTGGACAGTTCCTGGGTCATGGCATTTGTCAGCGGTACCTATGGCTACAACATCTATTATCGCCAGTTGAACTACATCTTTGAAAGCATCAGAGAAACCAATTTCTACTATGATGCATCGGTTCGTGTGTATGACCCCAAGAGTGCAACAATCATATCTGACTACATCAAGGTATTGCGTTCAAACAGCATACCAGATTCCAACACTGCGTTCTATCAGGACAAGCAGTGGTCAGTGTACAAGATGATTGTTGATCCCGACGGTTATCAAAATACCAACAAGATACTGTTGAAATTTGCTGACAGCAATCGCGATGGCATTCCTGACAATCCTGACCTGTTTGACGAGATCGTGAATCCAGCCAACAACACAGGATACAGCAAGTATCTGTTCTTCCAACAAACCTACAATGCCAACAACTATGTGCAGTATGTGCCAATGGCAGCTGGAGTGATCAACACACAGTATGCTTCACAGGGTGAAATCGTGCAGGCCTACACACAGTTCAGCGACGGACAGATATTCTATGCCTATGCAGAAAATGTGTTTTATACCCTGAGCGTGACATATCTCCGCGGTGTGGCCACACGCTCACTGGCATCCAGTACAAACGGAAGTCAGTATCTGTGGTTGGTAGGCCGCAGTGGTTTGTATTTCCAATACAGGCATGCGGCTCCAGCAGATCGACGCATTGATCCGTCACCAAACAACATTGTTGACCTGTACATTCTTACCAAGCAGTACTATGATGCCTATCAGAACTGGATCAAAGACACCACAGGTGTGGTGATTGAGCCACAACAAGACAATGTGGAAAGCCTACAGCTGGCCTATGGTGCGCTGGAAAATTTCAAGACCATCAGTGACACATTGATCTATAACCCTGCAACCTTCAAACCAATCTTTGGCAAGAAGTCAGACATTTCCTTGCAGGCCACATTCAAGGTAGTGAAAAATTCACAGCAGGTGATCAGTGACAACGATGTCAAGACCGCGGTGATTGCTGCCATCAACACCTACTTTGATATCAACAACTGGGACTTTGGCGAGAGCTTTTACTTCAGTGAACTGAGTGCGTACCTACACACAAAGCTAAGTACAAAGATAAGCAGTATCATTATTGTTCCAACCAGCACTAGCCTGACATTTGGTAGTCTCTATCAGATCAATGCTAACCCAAACGAGATCATCACCAGCTGTGCCACAGTTGATGATGTACAAATCATTGCTGCCATTACTCAGGCGCAGTTGTAACGAGAGACACGGATGTCCATCAAGAGCGTAAATCTTTTACCAGAAATATTCAGGAGCGAGCCTAACCGCAAGTTCCTCACAGCCACTCTAGACCAATTGATATCTGAGGATACCAATGTTCGGTTGGACTCCTATATTGGTCGTACAGAGGCACCTACCTGGAAAGTTGGCGACACCTATGTCACAGAACCCACCAGCGACAGGCAACAGTATCAGCTAGAGTCGTCGGTCATCGTAGACGAAGGATCTGGCAATGTCAGCTTCTACAGCAGTTACATTGACACTCTCAAGCAGATAGAATTCTACGGCGGATTCACCAATGACCACAGTCGCTTGTTCAGCAATCGTTCCTACAGCTTTGATGGTCTGTTTGACTTTGACAAGTTTGTGAACTTTACACAGTACCTGTGGTTGCCAAATGGCCCTCCGGTTATTCCATTGAGTGCATCAAAGATCGTGGAAACACTGGACTACACAGTTACACGTAGCACAGCAACCAACAGCTATCAGTTTACTGAGTTTGCCAACAGCCGCAATCCTATTGTGACCTTGACCAAAGGAACCACCTACCGATTCCATATCAATCAGCCAGGGCACAAATTTTGGATACAGACCAGTCCAGGCGTGACTGGAACCGACAGCATAGAATCAGAAGCACTCAAGCGTACCATATTTGGCCTGGTCAACAACGGCGACGAAACTGGCGTGGTGACCTTTCACGTGCCTTTGTCTTCGGCACAGAACAATGTGCTCAATGCCACACAAGTAGACACAGTTGATTTTGCTACTACACTGAGCTACAATCAGATTCAAAGTTATCTCATGCATGTGCTGGCGGCCAAAGGCGGCATTGACGGTGTCACTGCTGGTCTCAACGGCAAGAAGCTGATATTCATCAATGATGACGACAGCAATGACAAATGGACAGATCCAGGAAACTTTGATTTCACTGGATTTGATTCAGATGCTTATGAAGCAGGCCAAGCTGTGGCCGGTGCTGACAGATATGGTGTGTTCCAGATCAGAACAGTTGATGTGGGTGGTGGACGTTTTGTACTGAAATTGCAACCAGTACTGCGTGTGAACCCAGGCGAAAAAGTCTATGTCACTGCTGGCAAGACCAACGCCAACGTGCAGTTTGTCAAGAACCTCAGCGGCAAGTTTGTGGTAGCACCTCCTGTCACAGCACCACTGGACATGCTGTATTACCAGGATGACACTGATCCGAGTTTCTATGGTGTGATAAAACTAGTGGATCCAGGTGCAGAAACCATTGATGTGGTACAAGACATTTTGGGAACCAATGGCTATACCAGCCCCAACGGAGTCACACTGTCCAACGGCATGTGTGTGTCGTTTGATCAAACAGCTACTCCGGCCAGATATGCCGGCAACAACTATATTGTTGAAGGTGTTGGCAAAGGTATCAAACTGTTAAGCACAGGCGATTTCACTGTGCCAGAAACCTATGCTCAACTCAGTAGTTTAGGGACTCCTGACTATGTGACCATCAATCGTGCCAGCCGTGACCTAAATGCATGGAGTCGTAGCAATCGATGGTTCCACAGGCAAACAGTTGAACTTGCCGCAAAATATCTCAACCAACCAGAGCTGGTCAACCTTACCAATATCACACGTGGCTCTAGACCAATTATTGAGTTTGATCCAGACATCTATCTGTTTGAATATGGTCGCCAGTCACGTGCGCCAGTTGACATCATTGATTTTGAAATCACTGATGCATTCAGCGAAGTGGAAGGCAAATCCAGCTATGTGGTACGCATGCCGCATGGTGTGACTCGTCCACTCACAGCCGGTACTCGTATTATCTTTGCAAACGATACTGATCCCAATGTGCGTGATCGTATCTACAGTGTGGACTACATCACCACCGACACTCAACGTGTGATCCATTTGGTCAGCAACAACACCGAGATACTGCCTGTGTATGAAGTAGACACAGTCAGCATAACATCAAACATAGCCTACAACTTTGTACCAACCGTGACTTTCAGCAAACCATTGCCTGGCATTGGTGCTGAAACAGCAGAAGGTATTGTAAACCTCAACACAACAGGTGTTGCCAATGTGGGTGTGGTGTACGGTGGTGTCAACTACATTGCCAATGTCTACATAGACGTAACCACAGCAAATTCTGTACCGTTTGTACCCACAGTGGCCTACAAACCATTCAAGCAGATAGATCATATCAGACTGGACACCAAAGGATCTGGCTACAGTGCCAGCAATCCCACAGTGTACATTTCCAATCCCAATGCCATGTACGGCAATGTACAGTCGGCTGCTACTACAGGTAGCTCTACCACTTTCACCCTTAGTGTGAGCAGTACAGCATTTGCCAGCTTGGTAGCTGGCATGCAAGTGGTTGCTGGCGGTGTGTTGGGTGGCACCATTGTTAGTTCTGTTGACAAGTCCGGTGGCGCATCTGCCACAGTGGTCACAGTGAATGCTCCACTGGCAGTGGGCAATGTTATAGCCAAGACAAACACAGTACAAAATGTATCACCTGGAGACATCTGGAACTTTGCCAGCAATGCCACAGCCGGTGGATATGCCACAGTTGCTTTGTCAATCAAAACCAGCCAACTGATAACAGTTAATGACACATCCATGGTTGATACCAACATGGTAGTCAGCGGTGGTTCGTTGCCTGTGTCTATTTCTCAAGTGGTGTTGAACACACAGGCCGGAGTACCAGCACGTATTGTCACTACAGTACCGCATGGTCTCGTCGCAGGCACGCTGGTGTTTATCAGAAGCATTATTGGTACCGTGGAATTGAACTTCACACAGTACTATGCCGCACCTGTCAGCAACGGTGGAAATCCGTCAGTGGCAATTGATCTCTACGCCGATGCACTGCTCACAGTGCCACTGGATCTAAGAGCGGCAACTGCATACGTGAGTGGTGGTACCATCACAGCCAACACTGTTGACTATGGTTTGGTCAAAGTGACCAAGGTGCTGAGTCCAACACAGTTTACAGTAAGTTCGCCCGTGACCCTGGTACAAGGTACCAAGTTGGTATTTGTTGGTGTCACAGCCAAGGCATTTGCTCGTGCAGCCAACGGAGGACTGTATGTGGCAACAGTGACAGATCCAGGTTCAGGCTACACTGCTACCAATCCACCTGTGGTCACTATTCCGTCTGATGGTGGCACCAGCGCCAACATCACTGCCATCACCAACGACAACATCATCAACTATATCACAGTAAAAGATCCAGGGTCGGGTTATGTGATCAAGTCCGGCATCAACATCAACATCATAAGCAATGTTGATTTGGTCACAGCCAACGTGACCAGCAATGGTACCAATGTGCTGTATTTTGACAATCCACAACAGCTGGTACCTGTACAGCCTGGCTGGCGTGTGTATTTGATTTCAACCGTGAATGGTGTTGACACCTACACTGATTTTGCTCAGGTGCCTTTTGCAGAAAGCGCCTACAGCGGACCACATCCTACTGAGTTCAGATTCCTCATGGACTATACCAGAACACGTGCCAAGATTGGCACAGTGTTGTCGGTTGACTATGCCGCTGGTACCATAACCTTGGTCAGCGGTGTGTATGCCAAAGACTCAGACGGTGTTACGATTGATCTACCTAAAGGATCTCGCTTGCATGTGTCTGCACAAAGCAGATTCTTCCTGCTGGAAAACTATGGATCATCAGGAGCGTTTGGCAACACAACCAAGACTGGGTTCCTGACAGCCAAAGAAACCATTCTCAGCACACAGCTACAGTTGAACACTGTGATGGGTGTACAGCCGGGCATGATGCTGAAAGATCTATCAAACACCTTGCCAATTGGTGTGGTAGTCACAGCAGTTGATGCATACGTGAACTTGATCACACTAAACAACCCAGTGACCCTGGGTGTGAACACACCAGTGGAATTTGTGTCTGACGCACTGCTGACCACAACACTATTGCCTACCACACTGGCCAATGTGCAAGTGACCAACCCTGGCAAAGGCTACACCAGTGCTCCGGTGGTGACCATACAACCCGCAGTGCAAAGTGATCCGATACTGACCACCCTGGATACATCAACTGATTCTCGCGTGTTGCTAAATGTGGGATCAACAGTCAACATCGTGGCCAACGCCAAAGTAACCAGCACCTACGATTCATCAGGCAATGGTGTGACCACAGGATCTTCAGTGCCACATGTGGTTGGATTTGCCAGCAAGCAATTGACCTCAACCACCAGCCAGCCTCAGGTGATACTGGACATCTCACAGACGCAAAACTTTGTGGATATTTTTGTCACATTTACCTTGGCCGCAGAAGCCACAGCCACTGTGAGATCATTGAATGTGCAGGCTGATTATGTTTCTGCCCAGCCTGACATTTATCAAGCCACGGACACAGTGTTGGTTTCTGTGCCAACAAACCCATCAGGTCAAATGTCCAACAGTGCCGCAATCAGCACATTCAATCAGTTCTACTTTGATGGTTCCAGCTGGTTGCCTTCACAACAGAAGACCAATGTTAATCAAGAACCTTTGTTTGATGCTTTTGATGAAAATGGATACAGTGCCGCAGACGGCACTGTTTATGCAGGTACCAAATTTACAGGTACAAAGATTTTTGGATACAAGGTAGGCACTGGCGCCACAGATTCAGTACTGAACTTCCCTCTCAGCTATCAGAACAATTTCAACAGTGTGGGCGACATACAGTTTGTCAACTATTTCCAAAATGACACCTTCAAGTATCAGCCATTGGATTCATATGCTGAACTGTCGCTATCAATCAGCAAGTTTGTGTTGAAACAGTACACCGGTGCCAGTGCCGAGCCGTGGATCTATCGCAATGTCTGGACAGAATCCGCTGAAAAGAGCAAACAGTATCAACAGTTCAACTATGTTTACAACGGTCTTATAAATCAATTTGAAGTGGATGTGGTACCAGCACAGTCTGCCACGGTACCATACATCAAGGTCTACGCAGGTGGCAACAGGCTTCCAGAATCTTCAGTAAGCATTGGCAACCAAACAGGACGCACTGTGATCACAGTGGATCCAACCATGATAGAAGCCAATCAGCTGATCATTGTCAAGATCTTTAGCCGCACACCAAGTCATCTGGGATTCTACAATGTGCCCAATAACTTGGATCTAAACCCACTGAACAACAATTTTGACACATTGACTCTGGGACAATTGAGACAGCATCTGGTGATCATGGCCGACAATCACTATGGAGTTGTTGGATCAATCAGCGGCAGCAGTAACATCAGAGACATCTACAACAAAAACTGGGAAGGTGCCATACTACAGCACACCAGTCCTGCGGCAATGGCCAGCTTGTTTTTGGTTGACAAGACCCTGAACATCATTGAATCTGTGAAGTTTGCACAGCGCGAATACAACAAGTTCAAGAATCGTTTCCTCAGCCAGTCAACCAAGATACAGGTAAATGTCAAAGACATTCCTGGAGCTGTTGACAGCATATTGGCCAGTCTCATGGTTGGCAAGAGCTCGCTGAGCCCTTGGTACGACAGCGACATGGTGCCATATGGAAACAACTTCCGCAAGCAAACAAACATCAAGATTCTTGACACCACACAACGCATATATCTGATTCCGCAGACCTTTGATCCAACCATGCTACAGCGTCGTGCTGTGTTGATATACCAACGTGATCACAGCATTGGATTGAATTGCTTGCTGATCACTGGAATTGATTTTACATTCAACACAGCAACATCAACCATCACGCTGAGTGACGATCTACCGCTGGCGTACACACAACATCTGGTTGTGGTCGATTATTCCACTACTGTGGAAAACTACATTCCAGAAACTCCTACCAAACTGGGTCTGTATCCCAAGTTCACTCCCATGATGTTCCGGGACGATACCTATCGTGAACCGGTTATGGTCATACAAGGACACGATGGCAGCATTACCCCGGCATTTGGTGACTACAGAGATCAGTTGTTGCTGGAACTTGAACTGCGAATCTACAACAACATCAAAGTGAACTTTGACAACACCTTGTTGGAAATCTATGACACCTTGCCTGGCAAGTATCGCGAAACAGATTACTCACATCATGAGTTTTCACAACTTTTGACTGATTCTTTCTTGACCTGGATCGGCAACAACAAACAAGACTACAGCACCAATCGTTTCTTCAAAGGCAATGATCCATTTACCTGGAACTACAATGGCCTGCAGGATCTCACAGGAGAATTGTTGCCTGGATACTGGAGAGCTATATATCAGTATTTCTATGACACTGATCGTCCCAACACACATCCATGGGAAATGCTGGGCTTTAGTCAGATGCCAGACTGGTGGGAGTATGCTTATGGTCCTGGTCCTTACACAGGTGGCAACACTGTGCTATGGGGAGACCTAGAAGCAGGACGCATCTTGCAAGGACCTCGTGCAGGCATTGACAAGAGATTTGCACGTCCAGGACTGGCCAGGATTGTACCAGTTGACGAAAACGGCATGCTGAAACCGCCGATATCAGTCATGGTCGCGCAATTCAATTCACAAAATACCAGTAGTGGTTTCCAGATCGGCGACCAAGGTCCTGTTGAAACTGCATGGAGGAGATCAAGCGATTTCCCCTATGCCATACAGCTGGCATTGATACTGGCAAAACCTGCCATGTACCTTGGCACACTGTTTGACAACAGCAGATACTACTACGACACTGCTCTCAAGCAAATTGTGTTTTCAGGCACCAGACAGCGACTGATACCTTCTTTGTTGCAAGTGCCTGATGCAGGATTGAGTACCAATCCTATGGTACTCACAGCTGGCTACAGCAACTGGATCAGAGACTATCTCACACAGCAGGGCATTGACGGGTCAGACAAACTGCGAGATCATCTTGCCAAGCTAGATGTACGTCTCAGCTACAAGGTAGCTGGATTTACCAGCCAGAATCAGCTGGAGATCGTGGCACAGCAAAGTTCACCAGGCGGCAGCGGCAACAACATTGTGATCCCCAACGAGAACTACATTGTCTATCTGAACAAGAGCGCACCTGTGGATCGACTGATCTACAGCGCAGTGGCAGTGGAAGTGACCAACACAGGCTGGCGCATAGCCGGCTACGACACACAGAAACCTTATTTCACTATCATACCAAGCCAGCCCAGCAACAACACAATTTCAGTGACTGAGGCAGGACGATCAGTTGTGCTGTACAAAGATGCACGACTGGACATCACAGTGAATGTTCCCTACGGAACTGAATTCCGTACCGCTCAAGAAATGGCCGACTTCCTGTATTCATATCAGCGTTGGTTGAGCTATATTGGATTTGATTTCACCGAGTACAACAATGAACTCAACGTGGTTCAGGACTGGGTCTTGAGCATCAGAGAATATCTCACATGGTCTGCACAAAACTTCCAAGTGGGCACACTGCTGATCTTGAGTCCAATTGGTTCCAAGATCACTGCTCGTTCGCCACTGGGTGTGGTTGACGAAATCACAGGCAAGTTCAACAGCAATCGTTTCTTGGATCAGAATTTTACCTTGATACGTCACGGCGAATATGCAGTCACAAGAGAAGATGGCATGTTCACTGCCACAGCAGTCACAGGCAAGATGATTGCACTGGCTGACCTCAGTTTGGTACAATACGAACATGTGTTGATATTCAACAATATCACAGTGTTCAAGGACGTGATCTACAAACCAGAAATTGGCAACAGGCAGTATCGCCTGCGCTTGACGGGCTACAAGACCGGCAGCTGGACTGGCCAGCTCAGCGCACCTGGCTATATCTACAACAGCTCTATTGTTGATGAATGGCAACCAAACACTTCATATCAGTTGGGCACACTGATACAGTACAAGAACAACTATTACTATGCACTTGAAGCAGTGCCTACGTCAACTGAATTCAACTTTATCTACTGGAAGATTGTTGACAAAGCACAGATCAAAACTGGACTATTGCCCAACCTAAGCAACAATGCCAACAAGTTCCGCTACATCTATGACATTGACAAGATTGGTAGAGATGCCAACTTCCAGCACTACAGCAATGGTCTAATTGGTTTCCGTGAACGCACCTTCCTGTCACAGTTGGGCATTGAAGTGCCTGCGCAGGTAAGATTCTATCAGGGCTACATCAAACAAAAAGGCACCAAGAACGCTATCACTGCCTTGACGTCAGGACAGTTTGATAACATTGTGTCTGATGTCACCTTCTACGAAGAATGGGCACTGCGCCTGGGCGAATACGGCAGCACTCAAAGCAATCAATATCTTGAAGTCACACTGGACGAGCAGAAGTTTACCAATGATCCAGGTGCATTTGTGTTAAAAGAACTGGATGTTCCTGACACTCAGGGTGTGGTAAACTTCAACCCACGCACAATATATCGTACTTCAGAACCCACATACACTGCCAACATTCTGTTGCCAAGAGCAGATTATGCCCCACGCATTGGCGACAACATCACAGCAGGTTACCCATCACTGAGCGACATTGATGGCACCATTTATGACATCGCTGACTATCAGAAACACTACAGCATGGTTGCTTCCATGGGTGCTGGTTTCAAAGTCTGGGTGGCAGTTGACTTCAACAAGAGCTGGAATGTGTATCGTGCAACAGAAACAGATGTGCTACTCAACACTGTCACTCGTGGCACGGGCACGGATCTGTTGTTTACATTTGAAAAACCACACAATGCAAAAGCAGGAAACTTGATTGCAATCAAGAGTTTCTCAAGCGGTGCGCTTGACGGATTCTACTTGGTAAAACAAGTAAACGACAACCTTTCGCTCACAGTCACAGGCTATCGAGGAACAACCACTTTCAGCCAGATTCGCACAGTGAGTGGAACCGGCATCTATTTCTTGATGGAAAGTGTGCGCTACAACACAGTGTCGGATATCATTGGCTTTACTCCTCCACATGGCTGGCGCAATCAAGATCGTGTGTGGATCGACAACGATCTCGGTACCAACAGTTGGGGTGTGTTCCAAAAGACCGACGGCTGGAACACCACACGCATTTTGCCACTGAGACAAGGCGAAGACCGCTACAAAGAAGGCTACGGTGCAGAAGTCAAATTGAGTGCTGACAATCAGATCATACTGACTGGTACTCCTGGGTACACCGCCGGGTCGTTGAGCGGGTTGAAAGTTATCAATCCAGGATCAGGTTATGTCAAACCCGCAGTGACCATTTCTTATCCAACTGGTCCTCAGGGCATACGTGCAGATTTCAATGCCACTCTTGACAACGGCACACTGATCACTCCAACTGTGGTTTCTGCAGGTTCGGGCTATACCATTGCCCCTAACATCACGATCACTGACCAGTATACCATAAATGCCAATGCTGATACCATCAATGGTTATTACATCTACATAACCACAGCACAAGCCGCACACATCTATGTGGGTGACAGCATCACTGCCAATGGCATTCCAACCGGGTGGTCAGTGACCAACCAACCAAACACCACATTCAACTATGTGCAGATTGGCCAAGGTCCGCTGGTAACATACTCATCAGGCACAGCAACTCCTATACAAATTGGCAGTGCTACCTGGGTGGTCAATGCAACCAGTGTGCCTGACATTGCTGTGGGATCTGGCTTTGCGGCATTCCCATATGGACGTAGCACCAGCTTATACTATGCCACAGGCATAGTTTCCAACATATATTCCAGTGGCAGCAGTAGCTACATCACGGCCAACATCTTTGCCATACAGGACAACGGATCCAATGTGTCTTCAGGAAATGTGTACACATCCTGGACACTGCAAACAACCATTGCTGTCAAGCAAGGTACGCCGGTCACTTTCAGTCGCGGCTCGTCTGGTGTCATACTTGCAAAACTATCGCCCACTGAAATTGATCATATTGAAGTGGTACAAGGTGGCAGCGGATTCATCATCACTCCAACCTTGGTGATTGACGGCGGTGGCGGCTCTGGAGCAACTGCACAAGCATATCTCACCAATGGTGTGATCACATCTGTGGTAATTACCAATCCGGGCTCGGGCTACACAGATATTCCAGACGTGATTGTGCTCAGTAACAACCCATCTCCTGTTACCTTGCGTGTGAAACTGAAACCAACATCACTGGGCAACTTGGTCATTGATCAAAAGGGCACAGGCTACAGAGAACCAACTCTGACGTTCACTACCAACACCAATGACTTTGCCAATTCAGCAGTGGCCAACATCAGCTTCTATCCCAATGCAGGGGTTAGCTCAGTCACCATGTACAGTGCCGGATCAGGCTATGGCAACAGCTCGATCATAACAATGGCCAACAGCCAAACAGGCAGTGGCTTTGTTGGCAATGTGTATCTGGGAGTTATATCTGCCAGACTGGTCAGTGCTGGAACTGGCTATGTGAAAGGCAATGTTGTCACGGTCGTTGGTGGCACGGTGCGCGGCGCAACCTACATGGCCAATATCATTGTGGACACTGTGATTGGATTCTCGGGTGCAATCAGCAGTTATCATATCCTGTCAGCTGGACAGTATATCTATACACCAACCAATACTTCAGCAGTTTCCACAGTCTGCTACGCTGATGTGAACCACAAAACCACACCAGCTGTGTTTGATCTATCGTTTGGTGTGTCAAACGTTTCGGTGATCAGTCCTGGATCAGGATACAACACAACATTTACCACAGCCAACATCTACTATCCAGGCGGATCCGGTGCAACAGGCACAGTGAGCAGAACCATAAACGGCATAGCAACATTTGCTTCAACCAGTGTGGTAAATCTTGGCCAAGGTTACATCGATGTGCCAACTGTCACAGTGACTGACCTATTGGGATCTGGATCAGGTGCTGTGGTAGAAGCAGTGATATCAACTGGACAGGTAAAAACATTCCTGCGCCCAGACAAAACCAATTACGATCTAGTTGAAACACAGTTGATCAATCCTTTCTCCAGCGATGCCAGAGAATTTGGATTTGCAGTGGATGTGGGCACAATCAACATTGTGGTCAGCGCACCTGGCACATACAAAAACTACGGCGGTGTGCTGGTATCACAGTCATTGGGATCAACCTACATCAGCAGCCAAATGATATATCCAGTGGACTTGACATATCTGTCAAATGTTTCGCCCAGGTTTGGTCACAGTGTGGCGCTGAGCAGAGACGAGAACTGGTTGTACATTGGTGCACCTGGCATCAACAAAGTGTACTGCTATGGCAAACAGGTCGAAACCTATGCCAGGGTAACAATCGTTCCAGAGCCAATCAATCAACAGATTGCCTATGGCACCAACTTGTTGGGTCTGCAGTCTGCTAAAGAAATCACAGTGATTGGGTCAACCGGCAAGATATACGAAGCCAACTTTGACTATGCAGTGTCATCCAATGGCTTGATCAGCTTTGCTGATTTTGCTCGCATCAGCGGACAAAAAGCCATCTACGTCACACGCAACAGGTTGCAAACCACACTGGTGCCCACAGTGATCAGGAACATCATCCAACGTGCCTATCCATTGTTGAGCCGACCAAGTTCAATTGACCAACTGTTGGTATACGGCGCCACTGGTCGAGTGTTTGTGCCCAACAAAGAATTCACAGTGGTTGGCACCAATATCATATTCTTGGACGATGGATTCTTGACCGAGCCCAGCATTGTTATCCAGCAGAGATCAGTGTACTATACCTTGGTTGACACCATTACTCCGCCAGACAAGGTAAACTCAGGTGCCAATTTTGGCTACAGTGTTAGAACAGACAAACTGGGCTATCGTATTGTGATTGGTTCACCAGACTATGCTGGCACCAGCCCAGATGGCACTACCTGGAGCAATGTCAACGCTTCACTGACTTCCACTGTAAGCAATGTCATATACTTCCCAACTGCATCAATCAACTCATCATTGGTTGGCACAGTGATCAAAGGACCAACTGTACAGTGGTATCCAAAAGACATGGGTGTGCTGGTGACCAGTGTGGGAACACAAAACATCAACGGGGTTGTCTACGGTGCAGTGTATCTGGACACCAACGTCACAGTCACAGCCGGCGACACTATCAATTTCATGCCCACTGTGGCCAGCAGTGGCCGCGCCTACAGCTACAGTCGTAGCTATGAAGTGGTCAACTCAGTTGGTATCTCCAATACCTTCAACGTGGGCCAGCTGAGAAGCGTGGTTGCTGTCAAACTGGATGATATTGAGCTTACCAATCTCACTGACTTCCAGGTCCTGAACAATTCTGTACAACTGGCAACCACTCCAAAGAATGGTGCCAAGATACAGATTGACACCAACTACTTTAATCTGATACAGGCATTCCCAGCCGAGTCTGTGGTCAACAACGGCAGCTTTGGTGCCACAGTAGACATCAGTCCTGACAACACCAGCGTGGTAGTTGGCAGCCCTGGTTACCGTGACATCAACTACTACAACGGTGCTGTGTATCGCTATGTGAACAAGGGACTGTACTATGGCACAGTGACCAACGAATATGACTTCTTGCAGACCAACGTGGCTGTGGGATCTACTATAAAGGTCAACGACAAGACCATCACGTTCAGCAAGATAATTCCAGGTATCTTTACCAACGTCACGGTGGCAGTGAGCACACTGCAAACCAGTTATGTGTCATTGACATCAAACGTGGGCATGGCAGTGGGAGACATTGTTACCAGCAACTCTGTGCCAGCATCTGCTGGTGTACAAGTGCTGACCTTGGCCAACCTGGCCACATCAAACGGAACCACATTTGCCAACGTGATAGTGTCACAGCCTTTCACAGCCACAGCAGGCGAAACCATTGTGTTTGAACGTTATGGCGACAACGTGACCAACATCCAAAAGAATTTTACCGCAGCCGGCTTGATTGGAGTGACCACACAGCTTACATCAGATGGTCACATTACCATTGGATCAACTGCTAGCACAGGCATAAACTCAATCAACATCCTGCCAGGCGTGGGCACAGCACTGGCTGGAATTGGATTGAAAGTATATCAGCTGACACAGACCATCAAGCATCCACGATACGGAGTACCAGAAAGATTTGGTACCAAAGTAGCACTGGATGACACTGGACTAACTGTGGCCATTGCCAGTGCCGGTGGCAATACATTGAAAAAATCAACCTTTGACAACAAATCTGGTGCCATCAACATAGGCACACTGTTTGACAAAGATACCACACGATTCGTTGACAATCTCAACTCCAGTGGTGCTGTGTACATTTACGATTACCTGTCACCTCCAGGCGAAACCCTGGCATCACCAGGCAAGCTGTTGTACAACCAAGTGTTGCAAAACTCACATGTGCTCACAGGCGATAACTTTGGAGCGTCCATTGACATCAATGCTGGGTGGGCCTTGGTTGGTGCAGATGCCAGCAGTTACTACAGCCAATACTCTGGTATGGTACACCTGTTTATCAACCCAACATCAGTCAAAGGTTGGAGCAGACTGCGCCAGCGTGGTGACCGTGTGGACATAGACTACATCAACCAAACATTTATCTACAGCAAGAAAAAACAAACCATCCTGCAACAGTTGGATTATTTTGACCCGGCCAAAGGCAAGATACTGGGTCTGGCCGATCAAGAACTTGACTACAAGAGCAGTTATGATCCTGCATACTACAACAAAGGAACCAGAGCAACAGTGACCATTAGCGAAACTTCTGCATGGGGTTCCATACAAGAAGGACAGACCTGGTGGGATCTATCTCAAGTGAGATACATTGACTACGAACAAGGCGACATAAACTATCGTGCAGTACACTGGGGCGATCTATTCCCTGACAGTATGGTCACAGTGGCTGAATGGGTTGGATCAAATGTGCTGCCTAGCATGTACCAAGAAACCATGATGGATGGTGTGGCCAAATACCCTGACGACAGTGCCTACGTAGAAGACAACTACTATGACAAGCAAAGCGGCTTGATCAAGACCAAGTACTACTACTGGGTGGTTGGCAAGTCTTCTATTGACAACACCAAGACCAAGCGTACCAACAGTGTGATTACACTGGAAAAACTCATTGCCAATCCTGCACAGCAAGGCATACCTTATGCGGCAGCACTGGCCAGCAATGCATTTGCTGTGTGGAACGTGCGCAGTTTCCTACAAGCAACTGACACTGTGCTTCGCGTGGACTACAGCAAAGTACTCACACAGATCTTGAGCCACAACGAGTGGAAGCTGATACAGCAAGGCAATCCAGAAAGCTATGTGCCTGGCAAAGTCATTGACAAACTGGTTGACAGTCTGTCAGGTGAAAACTCCACAGGTGCTGTGGTGCCTGATCTCAAACTATCATCAGCTGACGCCTACGGCATCAACAATCTACCTCGCCAAAGCATGATCGTCAATCCGGTAAATGCTACCAAGGTATTTGTTGCGTTTGTAAACAATGTGCTGAGCACCATGCTCATTACTGGCACTAGAGACTTTGTGAATCTCAACAAAGCTGAGCCTGTACCAGCCAGTGGCGTGGGATTCTATGATGTCACTGTTGACACAGTGGATCAACTGTTGTACATTCCATCGCCACCAGTGGATTACAAAGTGCTGGTCAATGCTGATGCCACATACGTGGGCAATCCTTGGACCATCTACAAATACACTGAGGCCAATGGTTTCCAGCTCACACGCATCCAAAGCTACAACACCAAACGTTGGTGGAATTATGTTGACTACTATGTTGCAGGCTACACACAATATACCAACATTGACTTTGTTGTGTCTCGTTATAACGAGATTGAAACACTGTCGCTCACAGCAGGCAACACTGTCAAGGTCTTGAACAACAGCCAAGGCCAGTATGTGGTCTATGTCTACAATGCCAACAACACACTGACACCAGTGATAGTGGAAAGTGGCACCATACAGTTGAGCAGTGCCTTGTACGATGCCACACTGTCGGGTGTGGGTTTTGACAATGCGTCGTTTGACCAAGTGGGCTTTAGCACCACACAAGCCATTGAAATACGAAACATTTTCACTGCGCTGATTGATGACATCTTTATCAACTTGGACAAAGTACAGACCAACAACATGTTCTTTGCACTGTTGAACTATATCTTGAGTGAACAGGTTTCGATTGACTGGGCTATCAAAACCAGCTTTATCAATGTGTTGCACAAGCTGAGAAAGCTGGGACAGTTCCCCAACTACATACTTGACAACCAAACCTACTACGAAAATTACATCAACGAAGTCAAACCCTATCGCACACAGGTGCGTGAGTACACTTTGGACTATCAAGGCACAGACATACTCAAAACAGGACTCAGCGACTTTGATTGGTTCTCAACCTATGATCCTGGACAGGGAATTTTCCTTTTCCTAGATCAAAACAATCCAATTGATATTCCCTACATCCAGGCTTCTGCTCGCAATGACTGGTTGATAAACTACACCTATCAACTGCAAAACATTGTGTTGACATCGCCTGGCTCTGGTTACACCCAAGCGCCAAGAGTGATTATTGCAGGTGGCGGCGGATCAGGTGCCACTGCATTTGCAGTGCTAGGAGTCAACGGAGTCGTTGGCGAAGTGGTACTATCTTCTCCAGGATCAGGCTACACCAGTACACCCACAGTGGAATTTGTTGGTGGTGGTGGCTCAGGTGCCACAGCAGCCATAGTGATATCAACTCCGCCTGGCTCACCAGTGACATCAACAACACTGAACAAGAAAGTGCGCAGTATCTACACAGCACTGAAATTTGACAGGATTGGCTACTACAGCACCATCAGATTCTGGAAACCATATGAGATCTATCACCCAGGTGATATTGTGGTCATTCCAAGTGTGAACCTGACCACGTTCTCCAACTACAACGAAAGAGCACTGCCACAGTACTCGTTTGCATATCGCGTGATCAAAACACTGCTGGGACGCAACAACCTTGATCAGACCGTATTCAATGATCCCACCCTGGTAACACGCTTGACAGGATCAGACTTCAGCAATGCCAATGACAGGATCGCTGTGTACTTAGAACCTGGTAGCCCTGACATCGCACAGATTTTCAGCAGTGTCAACAGTGTACAGCAGACTCCTAGCCCTGTAAACGATCAAGTGATCAGTTTGGGCAAGCAGTGGAATCGTGTGCGCCATTCAGGTTATTATCCGATACAGCATGGTTATCAATATGCCGCAGTGGGCGACAGTGCGCTGATTGGCCTCAGCCATGACGGATTGAACTGGGTCATACGCACTACCACAAACACTTCGGTCAACATCCGTGACGTGTTCTTCTACAACAAGTACACCTGGGTGGTTGTGGCCAATGGCGGCAACATCATGTACACTGATGATGGTCTTGCTTGGCAAGGTGAAATCATCAACCAATTCAATTACACACCTACTCCGGCTCTGCCCAATGGTGCAACACTGAAAGACACAGCGCAGATCCTGGATATCACCACTGGTGTTTCAGTAGAGTCCACATACTCTGTTTACCTGGTAGTGGCCGGCAACAACGGTTTGATATTGGCCAATCCCAAGAACAACACTGCACTGACAACCAAATTTGATTTCTGGGCCAGCGTGGGCGTACAAGCACAAGCCAACCCAGGTTCATATCTGCACATGATCTCAGTTGATCGTGGTTACCTGACAGACATCGACGGATCCACTTACAATGTTACCATGCTGGCAAAATCAGGATACTTCTTGCAGAGCAGTGACGCAACACGCTATCGCAAGATGAAGCAGGGTTTTGTCATGACAGTTGGCGTCAATGGTGCCATATATGCTGCCACATACAATGCCTTGGATGACATGATGAATGGTTATCTAAATGGCTACAGCTATGCAAACACTGGTAAATCTGGAAACCTTGGCTACCCATGGCAATCATTCTCCACACCTGCGGCAGTGCAAGGTCTGGGTGATGGTTACAGTGGACAACAACTGACTGGACTGGCTGTGAGTGGACCAGACACCAATTGGGTGGTAGCAATAGGATCCGGCGGCACCCTGTTGTGGAACCAATTTAACATGCCGGTACTGGTACAGCCTGGTACGTCATCAATTGATGCAGGCACCATTGGTTACCAAGTGATTGACCACGGATTTAACGCATTCAACAACTTTAGATCTTTTGATGACGACAACTTTGTTGCACCTTTGACCAAGGAAAAACTAGCCAGCTATGACTTCAATGACATAACCTGGGACGGCGAAGTGTTCATTGTGGTTGGCAACAACAAATTGGCCATCTGGGGTTTCCCAGGACTCAAAACCACTGGCACAGGCGATCAACAGAACTATGTTGAGATGTTTGATCAAAACCCAGTGACCAGCGTCAGCACCATACGTTCCACTGCCAGCTGGACAGGTGGTACCAACGTCACACAGGTCATAGTAAACATTCCAATTGGTGATATCAACTATCTCAACATTGTGAATGGCATGTTGGTCACAGGCGTTGGTCTGCCACTGGGTGCATGGGTCAGCAGTTTTACCAGCAACGCTTCTTACTTCTCTGCAAACGTCACATTTGATGCAGCCACAGTGCCTTCGCAGACATTCCAACCTGTGATATTCAAGTACGGATTCACATCAAATATCGCAATTGGCACACCAGTGGTATTTGCCAGCAACCTTGATTTGACAGATCCTGCTTTGCAAGTGGTATCAATGACTACAACTGCCAATGCATACATTGGTGACACCAGATTGTATTTTGGTGAGAACTACAATGAAATGGTACAAAGCAACTGGGTGTTTGTGCCCAACTCAAATCGTTTCAATCTTGACAGTGCAACAGGCATTGCCGCAGGATCGCGTGTGCGCTATGTTGGCAAGTTTGCGGCATTCCAATGGCAGTACGCGGCAGGACAAGAAGAAGACGTGAACTTGAACATACGTTCAGTCAGTATCAACACCACCACAGTGGAAATTGACAAACCCTTGTTGCCACATGGTCAGATTGTTCCAATCATTGCAGCCAACAACATCATCATTGCCAACGTCACAGTGCAGGGTGTGTATGCTGGCAACAGTGTGGTCACATTTGACGACAACACCGGTAACCTGTTGACCCTCACAGCCACCCAGACACTGTATGCCAACACAACCACCTTGACCTTTGCCAACACGTTCAACCTGGCCGTGGGATATACCTTGCACTCAAATGCCTTGCTTGGCATACAAGGTGGCAGCAAGATCACCAATGTGTTCAACAGCCAGCTGGCAGGTGTGGTCAGTCGACTGGAGAAAGACATACCTCGCAACGTGCCTGGCACCAGCTATCCTGGCACACAAGTGATTGGTCAGGAATTCACTGACACCTTGTCTGACAGCCTGACTCTAGACAGCAACATCAGCAGTTACTACACTGACAGCTTGCTGGGAGTACGCCCAGAAGATATCGTGGTAGATGGCGGTAAGTTCATTGACACCTATGCCAGCCATGCACCTGAGGAACTGGTGCCTGCACAGATCATCGACAGCCTGCAGATGAATGTTTTCACAGCCAATGTGGTAAACGGACAACCTGATTACGGCAATGTCATTGCCTACAAGATCCTGACAGACTACAAGTTGCCAAGCACTTACTATCGTTTGACCAACGTGGGCACAACCAAACTGGCAGCCAATCTGGCATACGCAGACACCCAAGTGGTAGTGGTCAGCACTGATGGACTGTTGGATTCAGGTGCAGTATGGATCAACGCCGAGCGCATAGTGTATCGTGGCATTGACAGAACACATGGCCTGTTGCTGAACCTGCGCAGAGGCACCCTGCGCACCAGTGTTCCTGCCCTGCATGCCGTGGGTAGCTTGGTCACAGACGCAACTTCCGCACAGCGTATTGGTGATGACTTTGTCACGCCAATAACAGACAACACTGTGGTCAGTGGCAATGTCAACGTGACTGACTACACCACTTATCTAGCATCACTGAACAAGCCCATACCGCAAGGTAAGATTTGGTTGCAATAGGATCACAAATGACAGCATATATCTACTCTAATTTGACTGCACTTTCTGGGCAAGGACTTTGGTCCAGCCTGTCTCCTGAAGCGTCTTTCTTGAAAGACAAAACCAGTTATTTGCCCGAAACTGATCCACGTTTGCCCAAGCACACCCTGGTGCAGACTTTTACAACGCCACAGGGTCCAATGACAGTGGCCGATACAAGTTTGGTACCAGCAACGACCGGTGATCTGCTGGGCTATCTACGCATAGGCGCCGATGTCTGGAGCTACAATACCGCCAATTCTTCTGGGGTTTTTGGACTCGTGCCAATCACCAGTTATGCAGGACAAGGCTACACTGCTGGCACTTTGGTCAGCGTACTTGGAATCAGGTGATTGATCATGCTAAATAAGGATATTATGGACAACGAGAGTCAGAAAAAAACCATGCGCGAGGCAGAAAAACCAATGCAGATCGAAGACAAAAAACCCGACGTAGTCGCCGGAATCCACGTGCGTGGACACATCAAGATACACGATCCAAAAACTGGAGAAGTGTTTGTGGACAAGCCAAACGCCATCCACTACGAAAACATCAGCGTGGCAATCGCCAACGCACTGAGTCATCGCAACAAGCAATTCATGTACGAAATGCATTTTGGCAACGGCGGCACTGCTGTTGATTCCACAGGTATTATCACGTACTTGGTACCAAACACCACCAGCCAAAGTGCAAATCTTTACAATCCCACTTACAGCAAGAACATTGATGATACAGACACTACCAACAACACAGATCCTTTGCACAATCTCATGCAGGTGCGACATGTTGCTGGCAATCCCTATTCTGACATCATCATAACTTGCTTGCTGGACTACGGCGAGCCTGCTACCCAGTCAGTGTTTGATAACAGCCAAACACTGAACGACACGTTTACTTTCGACGAACTTGGCATTTTTGCCAAGAGCTTGGATGGCACAAGCGGACTGGCTTCCACTGGTTTGTTGCTTACACATGTTATCTTCCATCCTGTTCAAAAGTCATTGAACAGGTTGATTCAAATCGACTATACCGTGCGGATCCAGACACTGACAAATCTAAGCGCGATAGGATAAAAATAAATGTCATATACCATAACAAGAACAAACGGCTCGACTCTGGTAACCATTCCAGACACTGAAAAGAACACTGCCTACGGGATCACGCTCATAGGGCGGAATTATTCGGGTTATGGTGTTTTCCTTAACGACAACTTCGTGAGCCTGCTGGAAAACTTTGCCGCAGGCACTCCACCAGCACAACCCATCAGCGGACAGCTTTGGTTCAATTCTGACAATAGCACACTACAACTGTGGCAAGGCGCCAACTGGAAAGTGCTGTCCTATACCAATGTCAGCGGAACCACTCCACTGTCAAGCACCAGCTCAGTGGGCGATCTATGGTGGGATACCACTGCACAACAGCTCAAGGTCTACGGCGGTGTGACCAGTGCCAACGTGGTGTCTACATTGACCACGCTGTACAACGAACTGCAACTGGCTTCTACGGATCAGGTGCGTGTGGGCGATATCATTTCTACCATCAACATTCCTGCCAGCCTCAACATCACAGTGTCGCAGATCCTGAGCAAGACCAACGTGTCAGTCAGCACCGGGGTCACTGTGAGCAGTGGCCAAACAGTGCAGTTCACTCGCGGAACCAACTGGAACGTGATTGGCCCTGCATACTCACTGCAACAAAACGTCACTGGAATTGTTCCTACCAACATTGTTGACACAGTTGGCATCAGCCACACTGTGGGCTTGATATACCAGCAGGGATTTGTTATTGGTGCATTCAGCCGTGACAACGAGTTCACACCTGGTGCGAACTACACCATTGCTCGACTGCCCAAGATCAAACCAGGCATTACCATCATTGAAGATGCCGCACCACAGTATGTGCGCACAGTGTTGGGCAATGTCACTGGATCCGGTGGCACTACTATAATTCCGCTGTCCAGTGTTGCTGGACTACAGATTGGTGATTATATCATCACTGCCAACGTGGCATACAGTTCTCAGATTGGTATTTCTGCCATCTATCTTGGCAACAGTTCTGTGGCCATCAGCGGCAATACCACAGTGTCTGTGAATGACGTGGCCACTTTCCAGCGTGGTACCAGCCAAGCACATTTGTTCAACGGCACTGCTACCAATGCACAGCAACTGAACGGCATCACTGCTGATCGCTTTGCTACCCTGTCCATAGACCAAACATTCCAGCAAGATGTCACTGTTGCAGGCAACTTGTATGTGGGCAGTGACTTACAGGTATGGGACGACGGCGGCGATTTGAATATTACCAATTCAGCCAATGGTGGAGACTTTAATTTTTACTCCACAGTCACAGGAATCAAACGCCGCACATTCTATATTGAAGGACCAACTGGTCGTGCGCAAGTGGCATCTGATCCCACAGTACCACTGGGCATTTCTACCAAGCAGTATACAGATGCGGCCAAGAACACTGCGCTCAATGCTATCACAGCCAATGTCACAGCACTGGTCAACGGTGCACCTGCCAGCCTTAGAGACTTTGGTAATGTTGCCACAGCAATCACCACACAAGGTTCCACACTCAACACACTGTCAGCGTCTTATTCATTGCTGGCACCGTTGGCTAGTCCTACTTTCACAGGTGCACCACAAGCACCACAGCCTCCGGTCAATGACAACAGCGGCAACATTGCTACCACAGCCTATGCACAGGCAGTGATATCTGCACTGCGAGTGCAGAATGCAGCCAACTTGGCATTGATCAATTCAGCAGTGCTGGCTCGTGCCAACATTGCCAGCCCTGTGTTCCTTGGCGCACCAAAAGCCCCAACACCATCAGCAGTGGACAACAGTGCCAACATTGCTACCACAGCCTATGTGACCAATGCAGTACAGAGCGCGGCCTACAGCATCAACCAAACCACTGGACTGCTGGCACCGTTGTTGAGTCCTGCATTTGATGGTGTGGCCACTGCTCCTACTGCACCCAACTTGACCTACACCATAATCAATGGATTCACATCCAGTTTGAACTTGCCAGTGTCGGGTGGTGACAGTACCATTGCCACAACTGGTTTTGTGGCCAATGCCATTGCTACCATGCCCAGCGCAAACTTGATGGCTTATGCTACCAAGGTCAGCCCAGCACTGGAAGGTTCGCCCACTGCACCAACTCCTGCGGCAACGGCTGCGAACACAACCATTGCAACCACTGCCTGGGTGGTAAACAACAGCCCTGTGAGGTCTGTAAACGGCAAGAATGGGCAAGTCACACTCACAGTGACAGATATCTCTGGTGCGGCGCCAATTGCCAGCCCAGCATTCACTGGCTCGCCAAGACTGTCAGTTGATCCCAACCCAGCTGAATACTCAACTTGGATTGCAACCACAGCCTGGGTGGCCAACATCACCAACCAGCTGGCACCCAAAAACAACCCTATCTTTACTGGTACAGTTACATTGCCTACTCCAGCAGACAACAGCAATGATACCACTGCGGCCAGCACTGGTTGGGTTACAGCACGTATCAGCCAAGCCAGCGTTCCAAAATGGGGCGGTGCAACCAAGTACGTTTCCAGCCGAGCACCCACATCGGGTGATGGTGCCAGCGGAGATATTTGGTTCCAGTACCAATAAAAGCATGGATAAATATATTGAATCGGAGTCCAAATAAATGGCGTATAACATAGTAAAATCAAACAACACCCCATTGGTAACAATCAATGACGGTCAGACGAACAACACCGCCACAAGTATCACGCTTGTGGGCAAGAACTTTGCTGGTTACGGCACGTTCCTAAACGAAAACTTCGTGCAGTTGTTGGAAAATTTCGCGGCAGCTACTACGCCAGCCAACCCAATGGTTGGTCAGCTTTGGTACCAAACTTCTACCAACTTGCTACAGGTCTACAACGGCAACGTGTGGAAATCAATTTCGGGCGCACAGAGCCTGGCAGACGCACCCACTTACAAAGTGGCCGGCGACTTGTGGTTTGACTCTGTCAACCAACAGTTGAAAGTGTGGTCAGGTTCGGCCTGGATTGTTATTGGCCCGTCATTTACCAGCACAACTGGACAGTCCGGTGCTGTGGCTGACACCATCATTGACTCCGCACAGTACAGCCACGTGGTGGTCAAGTTCTTTGTACAGAACCAATTGGTTGCTGTGCTCAACAAAGACGCCACATTCCAGCCAGCAACTACCATTCCTGGCTTTCCATCCATCCAGCCTGGTTTCAACCTAGCACAAGGCACCAGTGTTCCGCTGGTGTTCTACAACACAGCCAACAATGCTTCTTATCTGGGATCTATTCCTGCCAGCCAGTACTTGACAGTGAACAACGCTGAACTTGGCGCACAGTTGAAGATCAAGTCCAATGACGGTGTGTTGCTCACAGACGGCACAGGCACACAGGACAACTTCCAGCTCAGCATCAACAACAACAACGTTCAGTTACAGAGCTTGATTCGCGGTTATGGTTTCATCATCAGCACACTGCCAGACAACGCAGGTGGTGCGCAACAAACAGTGCTCAAGGTCGACCAAACAACTGGTTTGATCACTGTGCTGAACGATCCAACTGATCCAGAAGGTGTTGCAACCAAGAACTATGTGGACAACAGAGACAATGCCACTCGTAGCATGTTGCAGAGCAACGTGGCCAGTATCTATTCCAATATTTCACAGAACCTATTCAGCAACCTGTTGGTCAGCACCACAGGTTACACCAGCACATACGGCAACGTTCGACAGCTACAGTCTGACCTAGGCTACAACACTTCAGTTGGCGGTGTGCTACAATCAACACCTATTGCCAACTATCAAGCCATCATTGCTGGCGGTGGCACTTTTGCATCCAACATCACCAACTTGTGGAGCAACGTGGCCACATTCTATACCAACACCCTGGGCGGCTTTGGCAAGACCGGCGCAGGTGGCGATGTCAACTCCAGCATCTATGCCAACGTGGTTTCCCTACAGGGTCGCACGTCAAACATGGAAAACAACAAGCTGGAGCGTTCAGGATCACTCAGCATCACTGGCACACTGGCTCCGGACACCGGCAGCAGGTATGGACTTGGTGCCACAGGCAAGACCTTTGCCAACATCTGGGTTGACACAGTTATCACTTCAGGCTCAATCTTGAACCTGCAGACCATCAACGGCACAGGCTCCACACGTGGCAAGTTTGATCCAATGCAACTGATCTGCAACCCACTGACGATCACAGGCAACATCATATTCAACGACAACGTGAACGGCAACCCAACTTCCAACGTGGCCTTGGGCATTGCAGGTCCTTTGCGTGTGTCAGGCACATTGAGCCACACAGTTGATATCGTTCCTGTGGCTAACGAAGTATCTAATCTAGGCAGCAGTGCCAGCTTGCGCTACAACAGCGTGTATGCCAAAACCATCAACTGCTCGGCATTGAACCTTAGTGGATCAACACAGTCCAGTTCTGCCGCTTCATTTGGTGCGTTGACAGTTACAGGTGATCTGACTCCAGGCACTGACCTAACCTACAACATTGGTACCAATACTCCTGCCAACCTGCGTTGGAAAACAGTGTTTGCCACGGCACTGACCAGTGACAACGGCGTGAGCATTGGATCAAATGGTATTCGTTTGAACACCAGTGCCGCACAAGACATCGGCGCAAGCGCCAATCCGTTTGCCACGATCTACGCGGGACAGTTCACAGGCACCACATTCTACACCAGCACCAGCAAGCTGGGTGTACAAAGCGGAGCAAGTCCAAACCTAGCAGATGCTACCAACCCATTTGTCAACGGCTACATCACTACCATGTACGGCACAGCCACAGCAGCCAAGTATTCGGACTTGGCAGAACGCTATCATGCTGATGCTGTGTATGCTCCTGGCACTGTGGTGCGCATTGGTGGTGTGAACGAAGTCACACAAGAAAACGAAGCGGCCAGTGACAATGTGTTTGGTGTTGTTTCATCCGCACCAGCGCACCTCATGAATGAAGCCGCAGGCGACAACAGCACTCATCCACCTATTGCACTGAGCGGACGTGTTCCAGTACTGGTGATCGGCGCAGCCAAGAAAGGCGATAGACTGGTCAGTGCTGGCAACGGCTATGCTCGTGTGGTCAACCTACACGAAGCCACAGCATCAAACGTTTTGGGTCGTGTGCTGGCAGATAAGTACACAGAAGAAGTGGCACTGGTTGAAGCAGTGGTCACCGCAAGGATCTAAAAATGGCAAATTCTACTTATGCTTTTCAGAGCCCAATTGAAGCTCAACAGTACAACAACCTAGTGTGGGGTAGCGATGCAGGTGGTGGCTTGGTCACAACCAGCAACAACCTCAACATGATTTGGGGCCCTGGGTATGGTGCCAAAGGTATCAACCAAGGCATGAGTTCGCTCACTAATACCAACACAAATAATGCTGGTACTGGTCAAGTGACTGTGGGCCAAAACGTGATCAGCTACAACAACACCACAGGCAGTTTGAATCAAGTGGCTGCTGGCGGAGTGGTTACTTCGCAACAGTGGATTGGATTGATTTCCGCAGTCAACAGCCTCATGTCATACCAAGGCAAAGCTGCCTATAGTTTGAGCACATTTCCTGGCATACAACAGAAGATTTCTGCATACGAACAGATACAGACCTATCTAAACTCTGGTGCTTCGGGCATGGGCACAGGTGGCGCACCTGTGGCACAGTCCTTGAGTGGACAGACACAAGCAGTGACATGGACAGCACCAGCTGATCTTACCACACGCACTCTCACAGCAACCACATCATTGCAATGGCCCACAGGAGATGACGCACGTTGGTTCTTCAACGCAGGCGGTTATATACAGATCAGCGTGGCTGGCAAAGGCTCAGTTGATGCTCGTTCAGCAGCCGTTGCCAATATGTTGAACAATGTGGGATATACTGCAATTCGTGCCAATGATTCAGGTGGCACCATGTACACAGGCGGTACAGGTTACTGGAACACAGTCCTTGGCCAAGCGGCACAGGTCTATAACAAGAACACAGGACTGGGTGTGTACACTGGATCCTATGTGGCAGTGAGCCTGACGTTGGATTCAACTGGTTCGGCAGGAACTCGCAACGGTGCCAACGGCAATCGACTGAACATCACAGTGTATATTGAATCACACACAGCCAGTGCTTTTGCTGCCACAGATGCCATTTCAGCTGAGCTGGACATAACCTGGCAGGTGTTTGATCCCGCAGCCAGTGGTTCCTACACCAACGTAACCAAGACTTGGCAAAGCCCAACAGTCAACGCTGCCACCTACTCAACCACATAATAATCTGGACCCTGCAGGTACAAAATAAGTACTTGCATGAGTTTGCAATCTTTATCTGACCGTGTGCGTCAGGCCACCGATTATCAATGCAACAAAAAAATATTGCGCGAGCAGATACAAGCGGATCTGCTGATTCCCCACGGTGATGGTCTTTTTGAAGTATCTGTTGAGCTGATTGCCTTTCTGGCCACATGGGACCAGGACACAATCTATCTCGAAGACCACTACGGAAATCCTGTTGAATGCAATCGAGTGGCTCTGCTTGAATCTTGCAAACAACAATACCAACGGGTAATGAATAGGTGGCATGTTCAGCATGAGCAACTACGTCAAATCCGAAAAATCTAAGGGTGTGCTGGCCTTTGCCAACAACACTCCTACCACAGACTACGAAAGCATTGGCGCTCGTACGCTAGAGCTGGCCGGGCAAAGCCTAGGTCTTCCGACCAAACTCATAACTGGCCAACAGCAAGCAGACTGGCACAACATGCGCCGTGATGTGGACACCTTGCAACCAGTGGCCTGGAACAATCACAGTCGCTGGCAATGCTACGAACTCACGCCGTGGGATCAAACTTTGGTCATTGATATTGATCTGTTGGTCATGACTGATAGACTATTGAGACTTTTTGATCACCTACAGGACTATCAACTGTGCCATCACAACACCACCCTGTTCACGCAGGACGCAGTGAGCTTTGCTCCAGTCTGGGCCACAGTGTTTGCATTTGAGAAAACACCTGCAGCCAAGGACTTTTTTGAATTGGTAGGACGCATACAGCGAAACTGGAACTATTATCGCATGTTATTTGGCATCGTGCAGATAGAATTCCGCAACGACTATGCATTTGCCATGGCAGAGATAATACTGGGCGGACACACACGCACCCAGCAATCTCGCATGCCCTGGGGCATAACCACAGTTGATGCGCCAGTTGATAACATTGAGTGGGTCAACGACTGGCTGGTGGTTCGCACAGCAGACACAGCCAGAGTGCTGCCACGCTGTGACCTGCATGTGATGAGCAAGGCATGGTTGCAAACACCTGCACTGGATGTGCTGATACAAGGAGTTCCGGTATGAGAGGTTTCCTTTGCCTGGCACAAAACAACAGCACCACTGACTATGTGCGCTTGGCCTACTTGCAACGCATGAGCTGCCGACTGGTCAGTGATCTGCCCTATACCTTGGTAACTGATGCAGCCAGTCATGCCAGCATGAGCAGTCACACACGAGACATGTTTGACAACATCATCGTGCTACAAGAGGACCATGCCCGGGATCAAGAGTGGAAACAGATGAACGACTGGCAGTTGTTTGATCTCAGTCCTTACAAACAGACCATAAAGATGGAAGCAGATCTCCTGCTCACACAGCCCATAGACCATTGGTGGCGTATGTTGGAAAAACGTGATGTGGTGATCAGCTCTGGATGCCGAGACTTTCGCGGTGATCCAGCTACCAACAGACTGTACAGGAAAACCTTTGATCTAAACTTGTTGCCTGACATATACACAGGACTCATGTACTGGCGTTTTAGCGAAACTGCTGGCGAGTTTTTCCAACTGTGCAGATCCGTTTATGCCAACTGGCATTTGATAAAACAACAACTGTCACAGTGTGACGACCCTGGCAGCAACGACATGGTGTTTGCAGTGGCCGCAATGATATTTGGCCAAGAGCAAGTGACCATACCCGGTGCTGACTTCTTTAACTTTGCACACATGAAACCAGCTATCAATGGCCTGTCCAGGCCCTGGCATAGAGAAATGAGCATTGAGTTGGATCCACCTCGCATGCGACTGAATGGATTTGAACAATGGTATCCAGTACACTACTATGAAAAAGAATGGGCAACAGATGACATCATTGAACGATACCGAAGATCATTGGCCTGAACTGGGCAAGGCCCTGGAATGGTTATGGCAACAGCAACAGCAGGCCGTGCCAGTGACCACTGAGTGGCGTGTGTACCATGTGGGCGGAGTTCCCACCGGGTGCTATGCAGGACCCAATTGGCCTGAAGGTGAATGGCTGGCCATACCAGAAAAACAAGCATTGGAATGCACTCCGGTCACACACAGGATCATTGACAATCGTCTGATCAATGTTGACAACCAGAGGCAAGGCATGTTACAATTAGTAGAATCGGAATCGGGTGAATATGTCACTACAGAATACATGAGCCTGATACTAGAACCCGGAGAGACATATGAGCGTACAAAAAACTATACTAGACATAGCGGACCTTGATGTCATTTTCCTGTCATATGATGAGCCACGCAAAGATGAAAACTGGATCAAGATCAAGAATATGGTACCGTGGGCAAGACGTGTGGACGGGATCAAAGGCTCAGACGCCGCACACAAGGTGGCCGGCGCACTCAGCACCACAGATCGTTTTATCTTGGTGGACGGAGACAATATACCCGATCCTGAATTTTTCAATCTACATCTTGTTATTGATGACAGCAATCGCGACTGCGTGTTTCGTTGGCGGGCTAGGAATAGTATCAACGGGCTTATGTATGGCAACGGAGGTATCTCGTCGTGGAGCAAGACATTTGTGGAAAACATGCGCACACATGAGGCAAGCGATGGAAGCCCGGACACAGCAGTAGAGTTTTGTTTTGATCCACGTTACTGGAGCATGCATGATTGTTACTCTACCACATATCCTGATGCAACACCTTTCCAGGCCTGGCGAGCTGGCTTTCGTGAAGGTGTCAAGATGTGTTTGGATCGTGGCGCACGGCCCAGTTTGACTGAGTTTTCCCAACGCATACATCAGCGAAACTATGACAACCTGTGTGTATGGCACAGCGTGGGTGCAGATCATCCCCAGGGGTTCTGGGCCATATACGGTGCCAGGGTAGGCACTGCACTGACCATGCTGGACAACTGGGACTACACTCAGGTACAGGATTTTGATCGCCTGGCTGCCAAGTGGGAAGAATACAAAGACCACGGTGCTGATCAATGCACCGCGGTCGGCAATAGATTGCGCACACAATTGAAACTGGACATAGTGGACATGGATGCTGGAGAAAGCCGTTTCTTCAAACATCATTATCGTGCAAATTGGAAGAACTTGGGAATAATGACACGTGAGTAAAAGCGACTTCATGACCGATGCTGAACACATGCGAGACCGATTGGGTCAATCCATGTGCTTGGCCAAATGGCAGCAGGTAAGCCTGCACCTGACCACTGGCATGAACAACTCATGTTACCACCCGCCACTGCATCGCATACCTGTCGAGTCACTCAAGACCAATCCGGGTTCTTTGCACAATACTCCGCACAAGAAGCAACAGCGCAAGATCATGTTGCGCGGAGAAAAGCCCAGCGAGTGCGGCTACTGCTGGGCCGCTGAAGCCAACAACCAGCTGAGTGATCGCCATTATCGATCAGGCGAACCCTGGGCGGCTGAACACTTTGATACCATCATGTCCAGCACAGGAGACGAAGATGTGGTACCCAGTTACGTGGAAGTTAATTTTAACCATGCTTGCAATCTTAAATGTAGCTATTGCAGTCCACAATTCAGTTCAGCATGGTACAGTGAAGCCAAGATGTCAGGAGGTTATCCGACAAGCACACCTCACAATAGCCCTGAGTATTTTACTGGCCATCGCCAGCCTATACTGGCTAGAGAACACAATCCCTATGTTGAAGCATTTTGGGAATGGTGGCCTACCCTATATCCCCAACTGAAACATTTCCGCATGACCGGAGGAGAACCACTCATGGATCACAATACCTATCGTGTGTTTGACTATGTGGTAAACTTTCCCAAGCCAGACCTGCACCTTGCAGTCACGTCCAACTTCAGTGTTGAACCCAAGCTGTGGATCAAGTATCTGGACTATGTCAAACGACTGTGCAACACACAGATAGAACATTTCATGCAGTACGTGAGCATTGACTCAGGCAATGCCAACCAAGCCGAGTACATCAGACATGGCCTGGACATGAGCCTGTTGCATGAGTACACCGAACAGTATCTCACCGACGTGCCCAACAAGAACAGCCTTACATTTATCGTGACCATGAACAACCTCAGCCTCACAGGCACACTGCAACTGCTGGAATGGATCCTGGCACTGAGACAGAAACACAGCCATACCTATCAGCGTGTGTGGTTTGACACACCGCTGTTGCGCACACCAACCTGGCAGAGCATACAGATCCTGCCAGCGTCCTATCAGTATCTGCTGGAACGCATTGTTGGCTTCATGCGTGAAAATCGCATGCCTGACGACAGCTTTGTGGGATTCAAAGACTATGAGATACAGCGCATGGAACGCAACTTGGCCTGGATGAAGGAACCACAAACACCTGCACGTCTGACCCAGGATCGTGCAGACTTCTATCGTTTCTTTGCCGAACATGATCGCCGACGTGACACTGACTTTTTAACAACATTTCCAGAGATGCACGAATTCTGGCAGGAGTGCAAATACCATGCCGAAGCTTAACAACGAAACTGACCTGGCCTACAAGCGTCGGGTGATAGATATCAAGAGCGCCAGCTTCTGTGGCGCCAAGTGGTACAATGCCACCATATGGCTGGGCTCTGGCCAAACCACCAGCTGCCATCATCCGCCTGCGCATGCCATTGATCCAGACGACATCAAAATCAATCCGTCTGCACTGCACAACACACAGCGCAAGAAAGCTGACCGTGAGCAGATGCAACGTGGCGAGCGGCCAGCTGGGTGTGACTACTGCTGGAAGATAGAAGACATGGGTCCTGAAGCAGTCAGCGACCGTGTGTACAAGACATCAATATATTCTGAGGAGGACTTAAATGTCGCATTTTCAAGACCAAGCTACACAGATTTCAACCTCCGCACACTGGAGATCTCGTTTGACAGAACTTGTCAGTTTGCTTGTAGTTACTGTAACCCTGCTTTTAGTACTACGTGGGCTAATGACATACGGCGCAACGGACCTTACACAGGATTGGTCACAGACGGTCGTGGTCATTTTACTCATGCTCACGATCACAGTCAACTTTATAAATTCGGTGAAACTAATCCGTATGTGGAGGCTTTTTTCCGCTGGTGGGAAGCAGACCTACACAGCACCTTACACGAACTCCGTATCACCGGAGGAGAGCCACTCATGTCAGGCTACACCTGGCAGCTTATCGACTGGTTCAAACAAAACAGAGGCCGTAGCAAAACAAGGCTAGCCATCAACACCAATCTAGGCGACCAAGTGGATCTTGAACGCTTGCTTGATGCCACACAGGACATTGAGCTGGACATCTACACCAGCAACGAAAGCATGTCCACACAGGCTGAATACATACGCGATGGCTTGGACTATCGGTCCTGGATGGAAAAGATGGTGCG